TTCTCCAGCCATTATATTCCCATCCAATGCATAACATTGCTTGTGTGTAAGTTAGTTATCTCATCTAAATGTGCTTTATCTAATTGATTAAAGTATAACCTCATCTGATTCTGCATTTGATTCTGTTGGGCTTCACTATACTCTATAGATGGAAGCGTTAAGTTTGGAGCTTTAGGTTGTAGTATATGTGCCATATTATCCCCTCATTCCATCTGGTTTAGCATCAACTCTAGTATCACCTAATTGCCATTGTGTTCCTAATGTATTAGAGGATATTTTAAAACTCATTTGTCGACCCCTTGCTCTTATAAATACTTGGTCAGTATATTGGTCTATAGTTGATGCCGCAGTTACAACATTTCTTGTTAAAGTAGTCCCGGCTACATCTGTTGTAGCAGTTGCTGCTCCTGGAAATTTAGTGACTGCAACTGACATATCTACTGCAGGAACAAGTGTTGCTCCAGTCACAGGATTAGTTGTTTGAGAAGCAGTAAAATCTACATCAGGTATAACTCTTTTAGTTAGCATGTAAAACTCTCCATCGGCTATATCCATAAAAGAAGACTCAATATAAGAGTCCATAGCTACCGGAGCTGCTCCTAATGGTTGACCATTGTTAGGTCCATTCTCGTGTGTGTAAATATACCCTCCAGAAGTAGCTAGGGGATGTGTGCTAATACCTGCATCAATCCAAGTAGTTCTATTAAGTTGACCATAGTACCAAATCTTATCACGATAGTTATAAACTACATATCGGTCAATAGAAGTAGAAGGAGTAGCTCCACCTGAACAATAGAACCATATCACTTCATTAAATTCTTTATTAGTACCACCATAAACAAGGTCAGATTGTTCTCTATTAATGTCTTCAAACACATATCTTAGTAAAGGACAATTAAGCACATTAACTCGACCATCGTATACAAAGAAACTATCCGTGCCCATCCAATACATATTATTGTTTACATTAGCATAAGCATTAGGGCCCATAATATTAGTATCAGAAGATAAAAGTTGTAGTCCAAACACTTCTGCGGTACCTAAAAATTGTAGTGTACTTAATGAAGTATCAGTCCAAATAAGTGTTTCTTGTCTTACATTAGCTCCAGTAATAATTTTAGAGCCCTCTTTAACAAATAAGAATCCAGCTGAGTTAGCTAAGTCAGGTCTCCATACTTCTGGTTTAGGTCCTATGTCTGCATTTACATCAGCAAATCTAATTAACATAGGGTCATATGCACCACCCGAATAAGATATTAATTGGTAAGCTCCCGCTGCTGTTACGCTACCTAAAGATGACAATAATGTGTAAGTAAATGTTGTAGTTGAAGGAACAGTAACTACTTGATAAGTACCTGAATATCCAGTTGGTGTTTGACCAAAAAGATAAACCCAATCATTAACTGCTATACCATGAGCAGAACCTGTAGTCACTGTAGCTGTTGTTCCCACACTTGCAATCCCTGAAATAGTAACTCCAGCTGTAGAAGCCTCATTATAAGAAGTAGCACCTAAAGCTAGTAAGTGTCCACTTGGTGTAAATAATGTTTTTTCTGTCCCTGCTGGAACTGCAATAGCGCCGGGTAATGAACTTAATGCTACTGCTCTATTACCAAAACTTGAACTGTAAGTCCAATAATATATTACGCCACTTTGATTTAAATTAAAGATAAGGTCATTATTAAAGTTATCCATAAAAATTAATCGTAAGTTACCAATAACTGGCTCTACATCAGGTCCAGATGAATCCCATGTACTTCGACCCCATGTACCTGAGCTCCAACCATAGCCACCTACCGTAACTTCAGTTCCAATATTAATTTGAAAAGCAGCAACAATAGAAGTACCACCTCCAGTAGCAGCTGAAGTAGCTGTACCTGTTGTTTCAATAGTAAACGTATTACCATCAATAACTGTTACTTCAAACTCTAAATTAAGTTGTGCAGCGGTTATTCCACCAACTGCTGCAGCCCCAGAAAAAGTAACAGAGTCTCCAGTTTCAGCTCCATGAGCTGCCAGAGTTACTGATACTTTTCCTTTGGTACCTGCAGTAGTATTAGTTGTAAAACAATTATTAGTTGAGGGAGTAGTTGAACCGGTGTAAGTTGCACGGATAGGAGTAATATCATATAGGGTTGTTCCTACTCGAATATAGATTTTTTTAGTAGTTCCTAGACCTGCAATTTCTGCACCTGTATCTAAGGAATACACATATAGTTTAATTGCCTCTCCTGTATAACGAGTTATAGTAGCTGCTTGCCACCCACCAAATTTCTCAGGATACCCTTCTCTAAAACGTACTAAGTTTCCATCATACCACCCACCCATGTTTGCTAGGTTAGTACGGTCACGGTTAATACCGGGATTAAATTTTAACTTGCTTAACGGCATACTTTATCCTTTTGACATTAACAAAGAATGCTCTGCCAATCGTCTTCTAATTAGTCCTTTAAGTTTACGTCCGCCAGCCCTACAATATTTTAAAAGAACTTCGCCAGCTCTTTTTTTATCACCACGCTTAAACGCTGAGCGAACTGTACTTCGTTGAAAGCATCCCAAACCAAGATTAAAGCTAAAGCTGACAAGAGCATCAAACTCAGATTGGGTTGGTTTAACTGGATGTAATAACCTAATAACTCCAAGTTCAAATCGTTCCAAGTCATGTTTAAGTAATGCATCTATCTCAACAGCTGATAGTGTGCGATTCCACTTATGAGATAACATAGCATGCCGACTGATGAGATGGCCAACGCCAACAGTCCAATATCCGCCAGGACACTTATAAGGCGTTGCATGAACACCCTCGAAATGTTTTATTAATTTCGTTCCCTCGACTGATACTTTCACTATTTATCCCAGTGTCTAGAGCCAAACCAAAATCCTATAATAGATGATATAATCGCCATCTCTTCTGTAGAAATAACTATATTCATTGCTGTTTCAAAATCTACTCCAGTATTTATAGCCCACCATAAACCTGCTATGTCAGCAAATAAAAATATAGAAACAAAAATATAGGTGATAATGGGGCGAACACTAGCACGGAGATTAATAACCCAAGTAGAGGCATTTTGTGCATGCTTTTCATCATGTTTGTAGAGAGCAACTCTTTCTTCTGCGTATGTTTCCATTTCAACTTGGTCAGTTTTAAACTCTTCAATCTTTTCTTGAGATGCAAACCCTTTTTCAGCCATAGCCAAAGCTCGTTCCATTTCAAGTTTAGCCATTGCTTCTTCATGAGCATTGTCACCTTTTTGTTCAAAAAACTTTAATACACTAGGGAGTCCTGATGTAGCAAAGCCTAATATCCCTGATAGTATAGATAACATATAAACTATCCTTCGATTGCTGCGTTTATTGCTGTCATGTCTTCATCTGTCCAAAAATCTTTTGCTACCATAATTTCAAGATGCCTTACATTTTGGTCTATCATGTGATTTACTTGTTCTGCTTCCATATCATCTGGATGGTTTCCAGCTCTAAAATTATTAATTAATGTTACCGAATGACCCATAGCTTCATAGTGCTTTGCTATTTTTTCTTCTTCTGTTAATACTGGTGGTGTAAACATTAGATTGTCGCTCCTTTTAACTCATCTACAGTAGTCATATTATCTACTTGATTTGTAATATCTCGTAGTCTTTGTTTTTCTGTAACAATGCTTGATATATCTGTACCAGATTCTTGAGCTTGCATAAATAATATATCTTGTGCTTCTAGTAAAGGTTTTCTTTCTTCACGAAGTTTGTTTTTAGTTATAACTTTAGCCTTGGGAATATCTACTGTTATTTCATTATCTAAAACCCAGGCATTTCTAAAAGTTCTATCACTTGATAATTCGCTCACATCTACTATTTTATATTCCTTTCCCTCTGGAACATCTTTAGCAGCAATTTCTTCTATAGATAAACCACACTCATCAGTAGGTATTAATATTGCTACTGTTCCTTCATCCGTTGTATATATTATTCTTGAATTCATTTTATTTTCCTTATCTAAATATTGCAATAGTTATTTC